TCTATATTTAGCTCTTTGTATTATCTGAGTGTAGATTTTTTGGTAATTCATGATTTAATATTCTATTATAAATATTACCAAAATCACTTAGAATCATAGATAAACTTCCTAATGTCATAACTTACTTTCTAAAACTATTTAATACTTTAAAATTTTCTGGTAACCAATAACTGATGTTTTTTAAGATGTTTCCTAAACCATCCTCATTACACAAATGGGTAAATGAAGGAATATCTAAAGAGGGTACTTGTTTATCAATTACTTCCTTGAGTATACGAATCTGACTTTCATCTACCAAGGGATTTTGTAAATCCATCAATTGATAATTTATACGCAGGTTTTTTTCCTCAAATACAATTCTAGAATATACAATGTGCTCTTTATATTTTTCAGCACTAATATCAAGAATATCATCTAGTGATAAAATACGCTCAGTTAATTCTGGGAATTTCTTGAGTAGTCCTTTTTCACCTAAGCCTTTAATACCCTGAACTTGGTCAGATTTATCTCCTAATAATGTTTTATAAATAATAAAATTAGAGGATAATATGCCAAATTTTTCCTTTACAGTATCAGGAGTATAAAAATCTTTTTCAGTTGGACGATATACAGTAATATTTTCGTTTACTAATTGTATAAAATCTTTATCGCTAGATACAATTACTACTTTAGATTTACCTAAATTGTGATAATAACTAGCTAAATAAGCGATAACATCGTCTGCTTCGGCTTTATCTAGTGAAATTATATTAACAGGTAAACAACGTAAATAATGTATTAGTCTTGATATTTGGTCAACTTTAGCATCATTTTCTTCCTCTAAACTATCAAATATATCCCAATTTGTAATTCGAGCAATATTACGATTAGATTTGTACTCGGGAAGTAGGTTCTTCCTGTTAAGAGAAGAACCCATTCCGTCGAATACTACGTAAACTGAGGTTGGTTGGTTTAATTTAATTAGAGCACCCAATGAGCGGAGAAATCCTCCTAATCCACCAATATGTACTCCATTTTGGTTTACATAATTGATCATAGCAAAGTTCCTAAAAAATAGATTTAAACCATCTATTAATAGTACTCTACTATTTTTATCAAATGAGTGCGTTGTTTCTTCTTGTTTTATATTATCAAGAAGTTTGAGCAGGTCACTATTCTTCATCCATCAATCCTAAAGGAATATCTCGTGTTGATTCATTCCAATCAGAAGTATCTTCAATAACATCAAATTTACCGTCACCTAAAATGTCTTTCCATTCAGATGAATGTGCTTTTTTATAGGCATCAATATCTTTTTTGTCATCTTCAATAAAACCATGAATAGTGGCAATTACAACACTCTTAGTTTGTAAACCAGTTACGTGGTTTTTATCGCACGATACTTTTGTTCGTACAGCAAATTCAACTTCTTTACCGTCTTTAGTTGCTTTAATTTTGCTAGTACCACTATTAGTGATATTACCAAAAGTTAATACAATAGATGCATCCAAGAACATAGTTTCACCGTTTTTCATTTTCATTTTAGGTTGTGCCATAATGTTTTCGGCAGGAGCAACCCAAATTTTATTGATAGCTACCATTGTATTGGTATAAGGTGCTGTTTCTTTCCTGGATAGTGGGAAACGTTGGTTGATAAAATTACCAAATTGTTGAGACATGGCTCCTGCGTTCCACATTGGATTATTCTTATTTGCTTCAACACTCATTTTACATGGTATTGAACCAATTGAATCCCAGAAGAAACACAAGTCATAAGGTAAATTACCTTTTTTCTGTTCATCTAACAAATCAGCAATAAATTCAGCTACGTCCTCAATAGTACCTAATGATGCTCTATCTTTATAGATAAAAAATCCAGTATGGTCAGTTACCTCACCAGTTTCAGGATCAACAACATCATTCAATTGGAATCCCATTGTTTTAGCGTGTTCCCAAGACCATTTCATTTCGGTAATGATGAATACAGGTAAAATGTTCATCTTTTGAGCGCTAATAGCTAACTCAAGCAATGCCGTTGTTTTACCAGTATTACTGTGGCCTCGCAACAAGGTAATGTGCCCCATAGGGGCTCCAACAACCGAAATCGATTGTTGGAGTGCTTTAGAGAAGGGAATCCATCTTTGTTCCTTGAATTTTACGTTTGTGTTAAGGAGTTTTTTCTCCTTAAAACGCTCAAGGTCAAAGTTTCCCTGGATTTCTGAGGATACAGCCTCAGTCAATGATTTTCTTGCCATAATTAGAAAGGTAGATCATCATCGTCACCAAACAAAGAATCAAATTTGTCTGCTTTACTTTCTTTAGGAGTCAAAGCATAATTTGGTTTTGCAGGCTGTACAACTTCCTCTTCTTCATCTGCTTCAACAGTAGATGCTGGAGCGGCTTCCTCAGGATTTAACCATTCTTGCAACAAACGCTTCATTTCATCAAACTCATAACGCTTGTACAAGTCAGTTGGGCTAGGTTGTTCAGTTAACCACTTTTTAGCAGTGTCTTTATCTTCTGTTAAATGTGATTGTTTGGTTTTAACACGGATAGAGGATTTGTTGTATGCTGTACCAGTAACATCTGGTCCAACTGTATCAACAGTGATGTCTCTACCTTCTACGATGTCGGTGTAATCCCCGATATCCTCATCATCCGCCAAAGACAAGAATTCTAGGTAAATTTCTTTACCAAATTCCCACAAACGAACACCCAAATGCTCTTCACCACGAACAATCACTGGTGCGAAAATACGCATTTTAGGATCCAATTTCTTAGCCAATTTCCAGTTTTCTTTGTCTTGAGATTGGCGGAGTTGTTTTGCAAACTCAACAATTGGGTCTTTTTCACCAAAGTTCATTGGAGAAATCATTGTACGGTTTCCAATTCCATAATGGAAGTACAATTCTTTAAAGGGATTCGTTTTGTCAAACGCTGAAGGGACGATTCGGATAACCTGTTTACCAACCGAAGGTTTCCAAAAGAATTTTTTGCGGTCTTCACCCGAGTTTTTCTTACCGGGTTTCTGCTGCATGGCATTTAGCCTCTGTTTAATAGCATTTAAATCCATAATAACTTTTATTTACATCATAACATACAAAAAAAGGCTTGTTTTACCAAGCCTTAATTCAAATTTTTTATTTTACTTTTTCAATTTCATATTGATCATGCTCATAACCTATAGTTCCATTTATATAATCATCAAATGAATAAGTATTAAGAAATTGTTCCATAGTTAGCCCAGTATCCTCATTATCACTCATCCGTTCCCAAATATAACTAAGGGCGGCATCTTGTGCTTCTTTTTCAGTACGAAATACTTCTACATTTACGTCACATTGTCTACCAAAACTCCAAATTTTTTTTAGTATATATATTCCTTTAATTCCACTAGGTACAACTTTTATTTCATCTAAATCATCCTCATCTTCAGGGGCAGTATTTAAATAGTTATTAATATATATTGTTTTTCCTAAAAACTTTACATTTTCAATATCATTATAATCATCAGCCAACTCTAGAAACTTAGGAGAAAAAGAAACATCTATACCATAATCCTCATCAATTCCCGCATATGCTACTTCATATTCAGATCCATCTTCAGCAGTATTTATCTGTTTACTAAATTTGATTTTAGGATTACCAAATTCTTTTACAAATTTTTCATAATTATTATTTAAAAAAATAGTAACACTACCTATTTTAGGTACAACTTTTATTTCCTTCAGTATGTCTATTAGTTTAATCACAATTCAACAATTTTGTAGATTTTAGTTCGTAGTTGTTTTAACTCATCGTGCTGAGTAAGTAAAATTGTATTTTTATAATGTTGCCAGTTAATTCTGTAATTTACATCAACAACACCATCATTCAATTTTTTAATCAATTCATTCAATGCATTAATTGTATATAATGTATTTGATTCTTTTTTACGGTGTACTAAAATAGTGTTATAGGGAATTTCATCAATTTCTGTTTCCATAATATTATAAGTACAAACGTACTCGTTATTGCTTTTTACATATAAAACAAATACTTTATTGTATGCAATCGTATAATAATTCTTTATATCCTCTATAAATCCATCAATTTGTTGTTCTTCAACAAACGAGCAAAATAACTTGTTGGTAAGCGCCATATCTCCAGTATGGCCATAAATATCATAAGGGACGAAGGCTGTTGTAGTTAGGGCCATGCTGTGTTTTTACT